GCGAAAGCTAATTCAGAATCTCAAATTCTGTATTGCTTGAATCTGTTGTGTAAGCTCCTACGCGCACGGGGTGCGCATAGTTCTCTCCTGGTACCGCTCGGTAATACTACTTCTAACATTCCTGTTAAGGTAGAATTAGCCAACGCACGATTTAATTGCTTAGCAGCAATTGCTCGTTGCGGAGCGTGGAGGGTTCAGCGGCTGGATAAGCTGAATGTGATGATCGCAGTCAAGAAGACTACAGTCACATCCGGTTTTCCAGACTTTACTAGTTCAGCTCTGCAGGTAACTGCGGCGATGATTGAGATTTTTGCGGACCATACGGTCAGCTTTCTCACTTCGCATGAGTTGGATAGTATTGTGAGTGGATTGCGTCCATTGTTGAGATGTAAAGATTACGACAGTTATATTAAATTACTGAAGTTTTCTACTCAATATATGCACGCAAGGAGTTTGACGGGGAATTACAAGCGACAGCCTATTTCGCAAGTTCTTCCTGAGGTTCCTGACTTCCCAGTCAAGAACCCGCTCCTGTTTGAGGGGAGTGTGAAGCGTTTTCTGAAGAATCGTATGATCTCAGTTAACAAGCGCACTCAACATCTGTTCTGGTCTATTGCGCAATGCAAGAGAGCAGCAGAAGTTGTCCCGGAATCCTTCGTTTCTAAGGCTTTGCTAAAGCACCGAAAAACGATGGATACCCTCGCCGGCCCGACGTCACCATCCTATCTTAAAAAGATGGAGCAATGCATTCGAAGAGTCTTTCGTGGAATTGACACACGTAGACTTAATCGTATTCATGAGTTTTCTAGCAATGCATGTTATGAAAACTCTCGAAATGCAGGTGGTGCGAAAGGATACATTCTCAGCGATCAAGTTGAGAATGGTTTGTTATCTGGTGATGAGTTACTGAAGATGGCAGATGATCCCGTTAATGGTGTCATGGAGAACCGCGGTTTTCCAGAGCTTACGCTCTCTGACTTGTTAGCTGGTGAGGAAAGGCGAGTGAAAGCCCTCCCACCAGGAACCGACCCTTGCTGTCATGCTAAGGTCGCTCCAGTTTGTGAACCGTTGAAGGTGAGGACTATCACGGCTGGCAATGCGTATGCATATGCCGCCGGACAGTCACTTCAAAAAGTAATGCATACTTATTTGAAGGGTTTCCCGCAGTTTTCCTTAATAGGAGAACCTGTTACGAGAACCTCATCTATCGATTGGCTCCTTCGGTTGTCTCCGAAGGGCTGTTTCGTCTCAGGAGATTACTCCGGAGCAACGGATCTCATCAAGATCGAGCTTACTAAGATGTGTTTTGAGATCATATTGGAAAAGATCTCCCTCAGTGAATCTTACAAAGATGTCATGAGGCGTGTCATTTATGAACACGTAATACACTATCCGAAAGGCTCGTCTCCAGATGGTGGTGATATACCCTGTGTGAAGCAGAAGAATGGACAACTAATGGGATCAGTACTTTCTTTCCCGATCTTATGTGTTGTTAATCTCTGCCACTATTGGATAACAGTGAAGCCTGAAGTCAATGACTTCGAAGCGCTTCCCGTGTTAGTCAATGGTGATGATATACTCTTTAGGTGTGAACCTTCTGAGTATCGGAATTGGTACGACAACCTCCATGAGGCAGGTTTCGTTCCAAGTCCCGGTAAGAACTTTTTTCATCCTAAGTTCTTTACTATCAATTCACAACTCTTCTCCGCTGGCCAAGGTCAGCGTTACGCAGAAAAGATCGACTTTTTCAATACTGGTTTGTTATACGGCCAGTCTAAAGTCGCTGCGAGAGAGGAGCAGGCCCGGAAACCTGTCTATCTACTTTTTAACCCATGCGTACGCGGTGCGGTTAATAAGAGAAGAGCAGCTTTACGGTTTTTGTGTATAAACAGACTTGAGTTGGAGGAGAAGTCGGATCAGAAAAATTTCCGTCTGAACTATTTTCTCGCACCTCAGTTGGGTGGTTTGGGTATGATCCCGCCCCCTGGCTCTGTTATCACGAAGTGTACGCCAGATTATCAAACCCATCAGTTCCATATTGATGTTACAGCTTCACAGCTGGCTGTGGCTAACAGCTTACATCAGCAATGGACTGATTGGTATGACAACCCCCCGATGGCTCCGATCAACTCGTTTAAGACGCGGTTGACAGAGGAGTTTGTAGATGTGATGAACTCGACTGACGTCGGTTTATCAAACGCTGAGCTTTGCACTTTGTGGCAAGCTGAGGTTGAGCTTGGCTTATCAGGCCTCGCTCCTTCTACGAGTGCTCGGATTCACGAGTACCCATCGATTCAAACAAGACAAGTTCGTCGTCTTGTTGACACGCAATACCAAAGACTTTTGCCCGAGACTCGTCTCGCTAGCGATGAAGTTCTTGGTAGCTTAAACTCAAAGGTTCTATCCTCATATGATGAAGAGATAGACGAGGATTTCTTTTATCCTCGCGTTACACATATCAACATCCGAAAAGGGTTGAAAATGGATAACTGGCCTTTAAGTGCAGCAGCGTGCGTCAAGAAGGAGTACCTTGAGGTTACTGGGTCTATTGAAGACCGTTACCTCGCTGGTGGATATCTATACTAGGGGCATAGCCTAGCTCGTATGATATCAACTCTTTCCTGAATCGATTCTAATTGTTCAGCAGCCGCTATGGGATGTTCACATCCAGAGCGTTCACAACTAACAATTGTGTAAAGTGTCTCACGACAATATGATTACTATCTTAATAGGACCTCAGGCGAAACCTGATTCAGCTGTGATGCTGTGGGTACTGAAAAGTAGTATGACTTTACAAGTGAGTATCAATAATCTCAACTATATTGAGTCAACGTTTATCTTCGATCACCTCGGTCCTTCGGGACTCGTGGTACCGTTCCTTGAAAGAATAGGATATCCTGAATACCGTAAGGCAGGTCAGGCGGCTAAGGTCGATGTACAGGGCAACCAGGAGTAGATACTCTCCTTGAGCTACCGTAGTGTAGTCTGTACGTGGTCTAAGATAAAAGAACTAATGATATAGTTTAATCCAGCATAACCTGGATGAATTGATTGATATTTGGGTTAATACACATAAAGCTTCCAAAGCGGGTATAGTTACCGCGCTAAGGCTTCTTTCCGATCTGACTTACCATAGGCAAGATCGAGATTGAATCCGGAATGCCTAGAGACTGCACGGGGCGGTCTCCTTTCGCATCAGGCTCCCCCCATAGTTGGGAGAAGAGTGAATCGAGGCTATGTATTAATGAACAGTCCGCCCGTTACGAGGTGGATCCAATGAATCGTAACAAGAAAGGTACTGCAGCACCTCAAGCTGCAGCGAAGAACAAGAAGCAGAATCGTAAATCTGCTGCAAAAGGTCCACGTAATGTGCTACAAAGCGCACCCGTGGCAGTTAGTCGTGTCGGCGGGCTCGGAGTACCGAAGTATTCCGTGTTACCTAATGGTGACATTAGGATCCGACACAAAGAGTATATTACAGATGTTAATCTGGGGTACCTTAATAATATCCCATTCACCCAGAATGAAGGTCTCTTTAACACAATATCATTCCCCGCAAATCCCGGCCTGGTGACTTCCTTCCCCTGGTTATCCGGTCGTGCTGCAGGTTATGAAAAGTACCGTTGGAATTCTCTCCGCTTCTGTCATGAGACTGAGGCACCAACTAGTCAAGCTGGTACGATACTTTTACTCTTTGATCCGAACGCTGCGGATCCTGCGCCCGGCTCTAAGCAAACAGCTCTACAGCTGCAGGCTAAGAGTCGTGGAGCCCCATGGCAAGAGTTTGCGCTCGATGTTCCACGCGCAATGCTTTCGCCACCGCAAATTGACGCCCATTACATCCGTACTGGCGCACTTGCGGCTAACCTTGATATTAAGACTTATGATGTTGGTAACCTTATTATGGGTAACATCGCATCTTCGATCTTAGCATCATCTGGTGAGCTTTACATAGAGTACGATGTGACTCTTATGAATCCTCAACAGCCAGCTGTTAATCCACCATCTATGAAGATTGTGGGTTCAGCGGGGTTAGGGGCTGCGAACCTATTCGGTTCGAACGCAGTTCTAACTGGAAACGCACCTGGTTTCCTCTCTACTACATCAACCACTAATGATACGTTTACTTTTACACGTGATTATCAGGGGTTGCTTGTGGCAGGTCTGACTGGCACTGTCATGTCCGGTAGTTTATCTAATACCGGTACATGTACATTCACTG